TTGGAAGCGATCATGTCCGTTAAGTTGTAATTTGGCTCGTACAATAGGGTTTCTTCCGGCATTGACGGGTCCGAAGCCAGCATGATCAGAGTAATCACCAGCGGTAGTAAGAGCACCGAAGTCAGTGGGGGCTAAGTTATTGGCGTTAGGGCCGGGTCCAGCGGGTAAGCTGATGGGTCTAACTTGGGATGTTGTAACACCGTTATCAACAATACCTCCTGCACCAGTGTTGAGGCCGGCATCTTTTAAGTATTGCAAGTAGTCAGCATCAAGGGCGTTGGTTCCAACGAAGGGGAATACGTTTGTGGTATCTTCAACGTTGGAGAAGACGAGTTGAGAAGCATCAGGAAGACCTTGGCTGTTAAGAGAATAGTATCCAGAATCAGCATCAAAATCATCTGTGTAGTTATTCCATTGGTTATAACCAAGTTTAACAACATCATCTCTTTGGGTAACCCAGATAAGTTCTTTAACGGGGTGGTTAAGATTGAGTTTTACCTTGACGTTTGTATTTACTGTTGATTCATCGCCTGTGAATTGAAGTTGTTCAATAAGGTATTCGTGAGATGTTTGTGCGAATCTGCGTCTTTCATCGGTATCAAGGTAGATGTAATCGATGAAGAGGGAAGCGTATTCAAGGGAAGGTACGCAGAAAGCATCTAAGCTGCCATTGACGGAGACACCGCAGCTGTTGAGGGAGCCCCCAGTAGAGACGTAACATTCGGCTTTAGGTCTGAATTCAAGTTCGATTTTGACTTCGTGGTATTGAAGAGCAATAAGGGGAAGTGAAAGACCAGGGTTACGGCAGAACCAGAATTGGAAGGGTACGTATAATGTTGTGGCTTCGGTTCTTTGTAATCCAGTGCCGGTAAGAGCAACGGTGTTACCAACCATATTATCGTAACCGGCTTTGAGGCCAGGGGGAATGGTAAGTTCATTCCAGATGGTGAGCCAGTCACCGTATTGTTTGTCAATTCTTTGACCTCCAATTTGAATTTCAACAGATTTGATAAGGAAGTGGCCAATGAAATTAACCCATCTGAAGAAAGCAGATGATACAGTGGCTTCAACTCTGGGAAGAGTAACTTGTAAGTATATTCTGTGAATAAGATCACCGTTTCTGCTTACTGTACATGTTACTTTTTTACCGAAATCAGCAGTTCCATTGAATGTTTGTTCGATGGCTTCCATGGAGAAGTTAGTGTGTCTTCTGTAAACAACTTTAAAGAAAGTAATTTGAGGATTTCCTGTAAGATATACATCTTGTGCGCCATAGGCTACGAGTTGCATAAGACCGCCGGTCATTTATACTCTATACTTAGAAAAAAAATTTATAAAAAAACGAAATTTTTTTTCTTTAATTAATTTAATTATTTTTTTTATATTCATTTTATTTTTTTTTAATATATTTAATTAATAATATTTATTTTATTTTTAATCAATAAGTTATGATGAAAATAATATATTTTTATTAATAAATGATAAAAATAAGATTAAAAAAAAAAAATTTATTTTCTTAGATTTTCTATATTTAAATTATTTTTTATAAATTCTTCTATATCTATTTCTTTTTTTATTAATTTTTCTTTATTTTTAATAAATTCATATTTATTATTATTTAATTTTTTAATTGACCATCCATCATTTAAAGCATTACATAAAAAAACCATTTTTTGAATAACATTATAATTTATATTTAAATTGTTTCTATTATTTTCTTCCATAATTCTAAAAAAAAGAAATAAAAAATTTTATTAACTTAACCTTAAATTTTTTAAATACTTAAAGTTTATTTTTTAATAAATAATATATGACATCATCAAAATCAAAACGTGTTTCAAAAAAATTTTCAAATACATCGAATAACTATGATAATATTACAATTGATGCGAAACATAATGAAATGATTGAATCATTTATGAATGAAAAAAAATCTATTCCTGAATTAAAAGTGCGTTTAAAAAATTTAATTCAAGAATATAAAGATTCTAAAAATAATTCCTTAAAAACAAGTTCGGAATATATCATTGAAAGAAATTTAAAAAGAGATGAAATATTTCAACTTCAAAGTAAAATTAAAAATATAAACAATTCTAATAAATTAAATAATTATTATTTAGATGTAGGTAGTTTATTACATAATTATTATGAAAATATTGAAAATTGTAAAAATAATGAAGATAATGATGATCTAAATGAAATTGAAAATTTTGAAAATAATTTAATTAGTTTTGAAAATATAGAAAAAGAAACAAAAATAAAAAAAAATATTAAATCTCAGTATTCTGTCGTTGATTTTTTTAATAATCGTGAAAAAGAAATTTCAGAAAATAATGAATCAAATGAAAATGAAGGAAATTATACATCAATGAAGATAAGTGATTTTGTAAAAGAAGAATCAAAATTCAAAAAAAAAATATTCTTAGATGATTATTTAAAAAAAATAGATACTAATTATGTTAGTAAAATTAAAATTGATCATGAAATTTATACATGTAAAGATTGTAATCAACAAATGACCATATATCCAAGTGATGGTATTCAAATATGTAATAAATGTGGTAATCAAGAATTTATTTTAATTGAAAGTGATAAACCTTCATTTAAAGATCCTCCCTTAGAAGTTTGTTATTTTAGTTATAAAAGAATTAATCATTTTAATGAATGGTTAGCTCAATTTCAAGCAAAAGAATCAACAGAAATTCCTGATGAAGTATATGAAAAAATTATTGCTGAGATTAAAAAAGAACGTATTAAAGATTTAAGTAAATTAGATACAAAAAAAATAAGGCAATATTTAAAAAAAATTAAATTAAATAAATTTTATGATCATGCAGCTCATATTCTTTATCAAATTAATGGTATTTCTCCTCCATCTATGAGTAAAGAATTAGAAGAAAAATTAAGATTAATGTTTAAAGAAATTCAAGCACCTTTTATGGAAGTCTGTCCTAAAACTCGGAAAAATTTCTTAAATTATTCTTATGTTCTTCATAAATTTGTTGAATTATTATCTTTAGATGAATATAAAGTATATTTTCCATTGTTAAAAGATCGTGAAAAATTACATCAAACAGATATGATATGGAAAAAAATATGTGATAAAATTGGTTGGCAATTCTTTAAATCTATATAATAAATTATATTTTTAAAAAAAATAATATTATTTTATTTTCTGACATGAATAAATAAATATTAAATGATTATATTTATAATTTAATTGAATATTATCATTTTAATGAATTAATTCATTCTATTAAATGGTCATCATATGATTTATATAAATTATCATTAAAAGAAATTTATAATTTAATATATAAAATTTATTTAAGTTATCAAGTTAAAAAGAATATATAAAAAAATTAATTTTTATTTATATTCATGATTCTAATTATTAGATATTTGTAGGTGTATAACTTAAGTAAGGATAAGGATAACTACTATAGTGTTTATAAGGATATCGATATGGGTTACGATAAATAGGATATTTATAAAAAGTTAAAGGATCAGCGCCTGTACTTCCATAATTAAAAGGACCATAGAAATAAGTTTCAAAATTTTCAACGGTTGAATACATATTTAAATAACAGAATGCTGATAAAATAAGAATTATTAATGAAATAAATAATATATAATCATTCATATATTATAGAACAAGATAATTATTGTTATATTATTTAATAAATTATTGTTAATAAAATATTTTTATACTTTATTAATATATGTATTCCTCATTTTTATTTATTTTTATACTTATTTTAATTGTTTTATTAATATTTATTTTGATGAATAAAATAAATGTTATTCAAAAAGAAAATGTAAGTTGTTATAATACTCGATTTGGTTGTTGTCAAGATAAATATACAACTAAACAGAATATTCATGGTTCTAATTGTAGAGGATTTTAAATTTTATATACCCAATTAAGTAATATATAACTAATGACTATTGTTAAAACAAATATTATACTTTGTATAACTAATTTATTTTTACTATTTATTTGATCACTTCCAAATAGTCCAGCAAATATTCCTGGAATAATATAACGATTAGATGCTAAATTATTAGAACGATTGTTATTAATATAATTTTTAGAAAATATATTTTCATAACCCATGACATTTAATAAAGATTTAATAATATCAATACCTACTAAATTATAAGAAGGTGAATAATTATCAAAATCTTCTAATTGTTCTTTTAAACCATCGCTAAAATTATCAATAAAATCTGAATTTTGATTTTTACTTTTATTATAATTCATATATAATATACCCATTCCAACATAACGTAAAAATCTAAATCCTAAAATAATCAATGGATAAATATAAAAATATTTTGTTGCTAATACAAAATTAAATACCCAAATAATAGGTATAATAAGAATTGCTGATGCTCCAAATATACCATTTAATATATCTTTCATACTACTTTCTTTATCTTCAAGAGATTTTGAAGAATACATAAATATTAAGAAAAATATAAATATGACTAAAACTACATATAAGAATACTTGTTGAATTTTCTTATTTTGATTTTGATTTGTTTTAATTTTAGAAGTGTCATCTTGATTATCTACATAAAATTTTAAATCTTTTTCTTTAGATTCTAAATTTTTTTTATCTGCTGTTGAGAAAAATGGTATAAAATCATAAAATAAATAAAGTAATAAAGATATAATAAATAAACATGATGATATAAAAATAGTATAGAGAGTACTTCCAAATTTTTCAATTTTAAATGTAAATAACATGAATACAAATGCGTAAATTACAAATGTTAATAATAATAACATTCCATAATCAAGATTCACATTATTTTCATTTAGTTTATCTTTTATTCCTTCTGGATCGTTAGTAATATTAAATTTTTCTTCTGATTTTGTTAATTTTCCACAAACTGAATTTATAAATAAATAACTTAAGATAATAACAGGTAATGAAATTCCTAAAAACAAAGATATATAATATAGAAGTGTATTATTTGAATTTTTATTAATTACATTAAATAAATTAGATGTAACATCAAATGATGAGAAAAATCCTTGAATTAGAAAATACATACTTAAACAAAAAACTAATACCATAATCCAACTTATATTACTAAATTTATCAAATATTTGTTTTGTTCCCATTGCTCCTGATGTAATATCAAAATTAGATGAATTATAAATACGAGAACGTGCTGACGCTAATTGACATGCTAAATAATTTATTTGATTTTTAATACTTTTTTTATCATCATTATTAATTTTTTGATTAATTTGTGTTTCTATATTAATATTATTATCAGATATAATTGAATTATATACTGCGTCTTTATCTTGAAATAATCCCTCTCCAATATTAGAACATTTCATTTCTAAATTTGTTTTTATAGTAGAAGCATTATTTTCATTTGATGAATGTAAATTATTTTTATTATAATAACCTATTGGTGGTAAATCAGGAATACCATTTACAACTGAATTATCTATAAGTTTACTTGACATCTATTAATTAATAAGATTAAATTTTTTTTTAATATTTTTAAATTGTTAGTTATTTATATTATTTATTATTTATAAATCATATATAAAATTGTAGAAATAAGTAAAATAAATATAAAATATGCGACAATAAAACCAATTTTACCCATTCCTAATGGTTTCTTTAAATTCAATAAAAATAATAAATTTATAATAAATATAACTATGTAAATCAAATTGTAATAAGAAGGATTTAATGTCATACCATAAATTGTATTATTAAAAAATTGTAAAAAAGGTAAACTTACAAACATAAATAGTATTATTTTATAAAATAACTTAGTTGATGTTGTTAAGAATAAATTATTAGATGTATTTTCATAAATACCTTTAAAATATTCTGTATCTATTCCCATACTAATATATTTGGATATAGATGAAATTGAATTTCCATATGTTTTTATATATGAATTAATAGTTGATTCATTTAATAATAATAAATTAGAAAATAACCAAGGACTTGATATTGGACGGCTTAATAATATATAAGTTGATAAGAGTTTAAGTAACCATGAAAAACATTTATTTGCTTTTTGTGTAATAGTATTATTAAAAAATTTATATGTTAATAAATTATAATTAAAACCATATAAAGTATTATCTTGTAAATTTTTCTTTAAATATTCTGCATAATTTATACATAATTCTTTTAAATATTTTTTGTATTGTGGTTTCACTTTTTCATGTTCTAATAATACTTCTATTGCTAATTTTATATTATTATCTATATTTTGATTATTTAAATTATAATTTACTTTATTATTTTTATTTGTTTGAACTTTTAATGTTACATTTATTTTTTCTAATAAATTATAAGCATCCATTTTTTCTTTATAAGGTAATGATTCAT